GTATTCAAAATCATCTTTATCTTTACTAGGCTTAAGAAATCTTTTAGGTACTTTACCCCAATACTCAGTAATCTTAACTGAGTCAGACTCATCAGCTTGTTTCATCTCAGGGTCATAACCAAATGTAACAGTATCATAACTGCCATCAAGAGGTACATCTCTGTATATGCCTGATAGAATACCTTCAACTACATGATAACGAGGTTTAATTACCTCATGTGCTACACCTAAAGCTTCATTAATAGTGTTAGCTGATGGGTCCATAAGAAACTCTTTAGGAGATATAGGTTCTACCCTAACATCTATAGAGGGATACTCTACTAACTGACGAGTAGTAGTGGTTGTACCTTCTACAGGTACTTCAGCAGGTGTTCTTTCTATAGATTGTTCAACAACTATCTTTCCAATACCAGTACCATATATAGCACTATTAAGGAATACTTCACAGATAGCATCTTTACAACCTGTTTTTTCCAAATCTTCTTGTAATAAGTTTCTTACATACTCCGCATCTTGTGGATTTTCATCAAGCATGTCGTCTTGTATGTCAAACCATTTCCCCCTGCCAAAAGTTGCCTCCTCTAATTCAGCCACAGAGGACTCAACTGCTTGTTGTAGTGCTGGAGCTATAATTCTAGACTTTTCAGAGCTGCGTGTTCTGTCTTCTTGTAACCAAATACCACGCCATAGACGATAATACTCATCCCATTTCTGTACATAGTTAGTATCTCTGTGGGTGCGCCATGTTTCTAGCCTATGATTAAGCCATCCAGCTAAAGCTTGGTACTTAGTTTCTTTATTTTCAAACATTTATAGAAATATCTCCATTAACGCAGGTAATTCTGTGGAGTATAACACATTTTAGGTAGTTGTGTAGAGGTTTCTAGCAAATTATCTAATATCCTGCTATTTCATCGTAAGGTTCCCAGTCGTCATCCATATCTATAGAGTATGCAAAGTCTGCTATAGACACTTGGTCTATATATGCTAGGCTATCCAGCAAATCGTCATGACTTAGGTGATTAGGAAAGTCTAACATCTGTGACATAAAGACTTTCCAATCTCTATCCTCGTTAAAACTTATCTGACCATGTTCTAGTCTACCTTGTAAGGACCATGTAATACGCTCAGTTTTCTTTTTACCGCCATGTCGCAACTCATCTATATGTACAAACCTATTTTCTGTACGCATTTCATCTTCTAGGTAAGGCATAATAGCATTTTTTAAAGAACCTGTTTCTATACCTACAGTAGTAGCTCCATTTATGTCCGCAGCTTTAAGTATTTTCTTAGCAGTTTCTTTAATACCCCATCTTCCATGTAGAATATCTTTAACCCACCACTTATCTCTATCTATTTTTACAATAGCTATAGAAGTTTCGTCTAATTTAGAGCCTTTTAATCCTCTTTCTTTTTCTACAGCCTCAAATCCAGCAGGGTCTACAGCAATTACATAGTTACCGTCTTCAGGTTCTGTGTTTGTATGGAACCATTCTTCTTTAAATATACCACCAGAGAAAGTTTCAAAGCTTGCTTCAAATTCCTGCCTAAATGCCATAGAAGACATTGAGCGTTTTGCTGCTTCAATCTCATCTGCTGCAATATAAGGGTTATCTGTAGAGTTATATTGGAAAGCTTCCCAATCATCGTCTTTTTGAGCTTCATTATATAGGTCATAGAAATGGTTTTTACCAGCAGGTGTACCTATAAACATAGCTTCTCCTCGTACATCCGCTAGAGTTGGTCTTAAAATCTGTTCCCATACAATAGGTTTCATACTGGCGTACTCATCTAATACAACATACGCCAAACCAACACCTCGAAGTGTGTCAGGTCGGTCACTTCCTTTAAGATATATCTTTCTATCGTTGATTAATGTTAGCCTAGCTGTGTTTTCGTAGGCATCTTTTATGACATCCGCACCTAATTCTTTTAGCATGCCCCACATAATATCCTTAGCTTGCTGAAAAGTAGGACCCACATAAAATACATCTTTACTTTCTGACTGTAAAGCTTTAATTAAAAGAATCCAAGCAGCTAATCTAGACTTACCAAACCTTCTACCAGCAGCTACTATCTTAAATCTTTTCTTAGAATTAAATATTTCTAGTTGCGCAGGGTGTAACTCTACATTAATTTCTGCCATTTATTTTCTCTGAGCTTGTTGTGTATTGTTTAAATAAAGTTTCTTTTATTAAATAAAGATTTTTACGCTTAGTATCTCCATTTAAAGGAGCGCAATCTAAACTTTGAAGGTTATTATCTTTAATACATTCTTTAATTTTATCTGGAGTTATCCAGTATAAGTTATTTTTAGTAATATATGCCCACCAAGTAGCTTTAGTTGTTTCAATACCTGAAGGCGCGCCTCCATATTTATTCTCTATAACTACATTACCAGTCTTATGGGTAGCTCTATCACTTTTAACTTCTACTCCAATATTTTTCTCTGGTACAAATAAATCCCATTCTTTACAATAACCTTCTACTTTATAAGCTTTAGGATATTTATAGTGTAACTTTTTTAATACAAACAGCTCACCTTGTTTACCATAAGCTAAATCACTTTGGAAGCTCATCTATTACCTCGGCTATTACAGTATCCTCAGATTTACTTCTTACCTGCTTTGGTTTGATTTTCTTGGCTTGCTCCTCGATTTGTTCTGTAGTGCCTACATTAATTACAACACCACCATCATGCTTTCTATGGTTTATTTCTACAGCTTTAGTAGTAGGTACAATTCTGTCCATACACATCTTAAGACAATGTACATCACCTTTTAAAGCTCTATCTATGATTACTTGGACTATCTCAGGTCCACGCTCGGTAAGCAGCTCTCTGGACAAGATAGTATACTTGTTCATACTACCTTTAGGTCTGCCTTGGGGATTTAAAGGAGCCATACCTTTATACAAAGCAGGATTACCTTTATTATTTCTTCTTTTGTCGTGTTCAGTCATAACTTAATACATTAAGGAAAAACTGAAGTATAGCATACTTAGGTTACACGCATGTTAGTATTTAAGTAAAAGAATCTGAATAACTACCTGCTGCTTGTACTAGGTTCGCGTATGTAACTTAAGTAGCAAACTTGGTAAGAGTTTAGCATACTTTTACTGCTTTGTAAATAGTAATTACTTCTATTTTCTGTAGTATTAATAAGTAATTCTTATGATGTGTCAGGAAGACTCAAATCCTCTCTCATCTGGAGGTGACTATGTATATATTAGACTGACGCTAACATAGGCTCCTACCCTAGGGTATGTTCAGACTATTGTAGTAGACCAATGTTGACTAGAGTTTAACTGTTATCCTCCAAAGTTGATGTAAAAGTAAGCGTGATAGTCACTATAAGGTGATGTATCTATTAATTTATTTAAGACACTTCATAAAAATATACATGTCATCCTAAGACTCCCTATACAAAGTAAGAGTAATCTCTTCGGTTCAAGTATTATCATTTCTTGTACCTCTTGCGTACATCATACAACCCTTTGATTGGTTAAGACATACCGAACATATCAGATGTGCTAAGATATGAATAATCTCAGTTCTTCTAGGTCTTCATCTTGTGAGCCTAAGTCAAAGTAACCAATGTAACTTGCTCTATCTTTCTATCGTGACTCATCTACCTTTATACTCATCTTTAGGAACACTTCAATTCACCTATAGTATTGTCGCTACTTACCATTAACTATATCTTAATATCATTAGTAAAGCTTAGTACATTAGCCTTTTAAAACTGTTTGAAATAATCGAAGTAGCCTTGAGTTGAGTAAGCTATATCATTACTATTCTCTAAGACTCAAAGGCTGTGAAAGAATTGTCTACAACATAAGTATCCACTAAGGTTTATTTTGAGATTGTTTCATATTTTTCTAAGCGCCCATTTAGTACTCAAGATGAAGTTCATGGAAGACTATAAATCTAAATGCCACCTAAGTAAACTAAAGGTCGAGTTGACTTAGGTGGCATTTAGATAGTCTTTAACCATGTACTTAATCTTGAGTACTAAATGGAGAAAAATATGAAACAATCTAAAAATAAACCAAGTGTCACTAATGTTGTAGTCAATTCAATCACAGCTTTGAGTCTTGATAATAGTAATGATATAGCTTACTCAACTCAAGGCAGAGTTTTAAAAGGAATGTGCTATAGCTTTACTAATGATTTGCGATATGTTAATGGTAAGTATCGCCAATACTATGCTGAATGGAGTGTTCTTAAAGATGACTCTAAAGGTGATGAGTCTACTGCTAGAAAGATGGAGCAGTTACAAGGTTACTTATATGACTTAGGCTCACAAGCAGAAGACTTAGAAGAACTTAGAGATTCTGCATATCAAGCACATCTTGATTTGTTCGGTAAAGATTATGTCTTACCAATCAAGGGTTCTAAGATGAACGCAAGAGGTCAAGAAATTGACAAGACTTGGGAACCTAAGAAGAGATAACTCTTACTAAGTATAGGGAGTCTTAGGATTCCCTATATTTTTATTCGTGTCTTATGACTATCACACTTTGTCTTTTATTTCTGATGTGGGAATAAATAGAAGGGTTCGATTCGTCTGGGATTTTATTGAGGAGATTAGTATGTCAGTATTAACAATACCACCTAACGAAGTACATCGTAATGAGTGGGGTGAATTAGTTTGTAATGTATATGATGAAGACAAAGTGTTCTTATATACAGAGCAGATAGATGAAGATATGTACAAATTAAATGGTGCTATTGTTCCTGTTAACTGGGAGCAGCAGCTTAGTGATGATATCAAGGAGCTAAGATTATGACTATGTTTACAGTAACAGTACATGGTGTTAAAGTTAAATTCAATAGTGCTACATCTTGGAATAAAAACGATGCTCTTTATGTAGCTGAGCAATACTTAGAACAAGGCTTCCATCTTATAGAGATTAGAGATGTAGAATCTCAGAAGATAGAAGTCTTATGGACTATCAGAGATAAGGAGTAGCTATGAAATACAACATAGAACATTACAAGAATCCTAAGTACAAAGAAAGATTCAATGGATTCTTCTGGGGTTTTGTTATAGGTTATATACCTTACTTGTGGCATATGTATATATAGTGTACCCAACTACCGTTTATTTCTCGAGGGTAGCAGAGGAAATTTGTAGTTAATGAACCTGCCTATATACATTACCTGTATGTATAGTTAAATAGTGCTGCTATACATACAGCAGGTCGCCTAAGCATGCGATTGTAAGAAACAAAACTGCTCACCGGTATCTAGTGCCAATGGTGAAAGTCCTGAAAATCTAGAGAAGAGTCCTGAGTATGACATAAAAAGATTTAGAGTCCTGAGTATGACTCTTTCCCAAACTGCTCACTTATTTTAATAGAGGAGATTAGTATGGCATATATAGATGTAGATAAAGACATTAGGTATTACACAGACAGGCTTGAAGAAAAGCTAGATGATAAACAAGATGAGATTAATACATTGATGGATGATGTTGATGGCTTGCGTGTAACTATACAAGAACTAGTAGTAGTTACTAACAGGCATGATGTAAAGCTGTTGTCTTTATCCGATAAGATAGATAGTACTGTTGTGTGTATCAAAACTTTAAATGAAATGGTAGAGATGATATCTAAACGAGTGGGGTTACACGATGAGTCTGAGTAAACAATTAGTAACACAGATTGTAGAGCTATACGATACTGTGTTTGATGAAGGATACGACTGTGAGTATTGTGATTACAAGAAGTTAGTACACGAACCTCATGGCGAAGTAACTAGGCATTGCTCTGTAGAAAACTATATAGATGAATGCCCGGTAATAGAGAATGTCATCCTAGAAAGTAGAGTGGGTGGCACTAAACAATAATAATGTAGGAGATAGATATGTTAGAAGTAATAGCAGATGATTATGCTACTCAATTACAAGTAGCAGATAGGTATGATGCAGCCAATACATTAACAGATGTAGCAGGCAGAGCATTAACAACAGAAGACTTTATCAAAGTACATACAGAACCATTGTATGTCAAGACTAAAGATGCTGTTGTGTATGACATAGGTAATAACCGTGTAACAGAAGAAGAGTACGAGCAGCAGATACATACACATAAAGCTGTAGTAGATGATGAAGGTAATATACTTTCTATTGTAGGTAGAGGATACAATGTCATACAGAACGCAGACATAATCCCTGACTACGAGCGTGCGATATACCAAAGTGGATTAGATACGACTGGGATGACAAGAGATATACAACAGTCACACGGAGGTGCGCGAACTGTAGTTACCTATACTTTTCCTGCTCATAGAATAGAAGTTAGAAAGGATGACCCAATGGACCTAAAGATTTCTGTTCTTAATAGTTATGATGGCAGTTGGAAGTTTATGTCACTAGTAGGTGCG